GCTACTAAAGCAGAAAAAGCAAAGATGCAAAAGATGGTTGAATTTGGTTGTTGTGTTTGTAGGTGGTATTGTGAGGAAGATGACTTGCCACCATGCAACATACATCACATCAGAGATAAGACTGGTATGGGTATGAAAGATGCAGACATGATACCCTTATGCCATACACATCATCAAGGCAAGATGGGTATACATCAGATAGGAAAGAAAACATGGGAAGAGCGTTACGGGACACAACGTGAATTACATCAACGACTACAGGAGGAATTATTTTGCAAGTAGATGAAAAGAATTATCAATATCTTGAAGGAAGTAAATTAAGAGAGCAAGTAGGGGGTGACCATTATTCTAAGTTGGCTATACAGCCAGTAGAGTATATAACCGCCAATAAACTCACATATCTTCAGGGAAATGTAATAAAATATATTACCCGTTTTAAAGACAAAGGAACTCCTTTGCAAGACTTACAAAAAGCAAAGCACTACATTGAATTATTAATAGAATTAGAGGAAAAATAATGGCTTATAGCAAACAGGTGTTAGATCATTACGAGAACCCAAGAAACGTAGGAAGCTTAGATAAAGCTGACCCTAACGTAGGTACTGGTATGGTAGGTGCACCGGCTTGTGGCGATGTAATGAAATTGCAGATTAAAGTATCTAACGATATTATTGTAGATGCTAAATTTAAGACTTATGGGTGCGGTAGTGCAATAGCTTCAAGCTCTTTAGTAACTGAGATGCTTAAAGGTAAAACACTAACAGAAGCTCAAAATATTGAAAACACAGCTATTGTAGAAGAGCTAGCATTGCCACCAGTAAAGATACATTGTTCTGTTCTGGCTGAAGATGCTATTAAAGCTGCAATAAAAGACTTACAAACCAAGGAGGGTAATTGAGATGGCTTATTTAGGATACAAAAATCCAGCATTTAGAAAGAGAATGAGAGAAAAAAGAAAAGAAGAGGAATTAAAGACAAAGAAAAGAGACAGAAGGCAAAGGATTAGAGAGTGGTGTCATGTGTCAACTATAGCTATACTTCAGCTTGTAATAGTAGCATTGCTTATAGTGTTTTACGCAGTATTTGCTATGGGTGTTATGGCTGAAGATAAGAAGTTTGGTGAGGGTGAGTTTGTTATGTCTATCAGTTACACAGACTATAATCACTTGCAGTATGTAGGAAACTTTGAAACGTGTAAAAAGGCTGAGGTATATTATTACGCTAACTGTACAGATGCTCCAGTTATGATGTGCCAAAGAGAAGATGCAATGTATATGAAAGTCAATAATGATACAGATAATACATCTAGCACGTTTGATTTTAAGATAGGTGATAAACAGTCCTGTGGCTTTGTAAAAACAGCACCAGGTTATACAACATTTACAGAGGAGTAAATTATGGAGCGAAGAGATGACGACTGGGTTAATCCACCAGACGATGATGAGCAAGATGACTATGAACCAGATATAGATGCTATTAATGATGAAGAATGGTTACAAAAAAAGGAGGAAGAAGATGGGTAAAGGCAGCGTAAGAAGAAAGCACTACATAACAGATGCAGAATTAGAAAAAGCATGGGATTCTATATTTGCTGGACATCCTAGTGATGAGCAGTTTGAGCAAGTTAAAGGTAAGACTGTGTTAACAAAACCTACTGTAGACGAGGATGATTATGGTAATGAAATACCATACAAGGTTGAGCCTAAGAAACCTAAAAAAGATGATCCTGATAGGTTCTTTGATGACTCAGGAGACGCATAATGGCTAAAACATCTCCTACACAACGAACGTTAAAAAGAATGAGAGACTCTGGTGATTATGTTCTGGTACAAATTGTTGAGAAGTGGAACAGTTGGGCTAAGATTAGACAAGACCTTTGGAACTTTGACATATTAGGTATATCTATCACAGGTGAGACTCATGCAATACAAGTTACTAGCTATGGCAACATGAACGCTAGGATAAAGAAGATCACTGATGCTGATGCTACCCCACATCTAAGAGATGCTGATTGGGTATTATTGGTGGAAGGATGGCGCAAAGAAAAGAATGGTCGCTATAAATCATATATAGCAGACTTATCATAAACGAAAGGAGATCAAATGGACAATTATCAAAGATTCATTCACGTGTCTAGGTATGCACGATATATACCTGAATTGAAAAGAAGAGAAACATGGTCGGAGACTTGCACAAGACTAACTGACTTCATTAAGAAACACCAACCAAAGTTAGGCAAGGATATAGATAAGATTCACAATGCAGTGTTAAACCTAGAAGTAATGCCATCTATGAGATTGCTTATGACTGCTGGTGAAGCATGTGAAAGAGATAATATTGCAGCATACAACTGCAGTTACTTAGCTATGAATAACAAGAGAGCATTTTCAGAGTGCTTATATATTTTAATGAATGGTACAGGAGTAGGTTTCAGTTGTGAAAGACAAGAGATTGACAAGTTACCACAAATTCCAGAGAGTATTAATCCTTGTGATGATACTATTGTTGTTGGCGACAGCAAACTTGGGTGGGCGAAGGCGTTTAAGAAATTACTATCTAGTTTATGGGAAGGTGACATACCAACCATCGATTACTCTCGTGTTAGACCAGCCGGGGCAAGGTTAAAGACTTTTGGTGGTAGAGCATCAGGACATGAGCCACTAGAAAGGTTGTTCACTTTTGCAACTGAAACTTTTCTTAATGCTAGGGGACGTAAGCTTAACTCATTAGAAGTACATGACATTGTATGTATGATCGGTGATGTTGTAGTTGTTGGTGGTGTAAGGCGTTCAGCTTTAATATCACTATCTAACCTCAGTGATAAACGTATGAGAGAAGCTAAGATGGGTAATTGGTTTGATAAAGATAAAACACCTTGGCGTAGAATAGCAAACAACAGTGTTGCTTACAGTGAAAAGCCAGACATGGAAACATTCATTGAAGAATGGGCATCATTAATAAAGTCTAAGTCAGGTGAGAGAGGTATATTTAACAGGGTTGCATCACAGAAACAAGCAGCTAAACAAGGAAGAGACCCTAACTTAAACTATGGTACTAACCCTTGCAGCGAGATAATTTTACGAGATAAACAATTCTGTAATCTTACTGAGGTAGTAGTTAGAGCAGAAGATACTAAAGAAACATTGCTAGAGAAAGTAAGACTAGCAACAATACTAGGTACTTTTCAATCAACCTTAGACAAGTTTCAATTCTTATCTGCTGAATGGCACAAGAATACTACTGAGGAAAGATTGTTAGGTGTATCTTTAACGGGGATTATGGATAGTAAGATGATGGCAAATCCCGATCCTAAATTTTTAGAGGAATTAAGAGATGAAGCCACTAAGGTCAATAAGAAGTACGCACGCTTACTCGAAGTTGAGGAGAGCAAGAGCATTACGTGCGTCAAGCCGTCAGGAACTGTATCACAACTTGTCGACAGTGCTAGTGGTATCCACAGTCGCCATAGTGATTACTATATTAGGACTGTACGGATAGATAAGAAAGATGCTTTGTATGAGTTCTTAAAAGAGAAGGGAGTACCAGTTGAAGACTGTCTTCTTGATAAATACTATCAAACTGCAGTGTTTAGCTTTCCAATTAAGTCTCCTAAAGGCTCTATTACTAGAGATGACAGGACTGCACTCCAAGAGTTAGAGACATGGCTTACTTATCAGAGACATTGGTGTCATCATAAACCTTCTGTAACGATTAACGTTAGAGAGAGTGAATGGTTAACAGTTGCAGCTTGGGTATATGAACACTTCGATGAGATAAGTGGCATTAGTTTTTTACCACACTCAGATCATAGCTATCAACAAGCACCATACCAAGAAGTAAGTAAGGAAGACTTTAAGGTAGCATTAGCAGCAACACCTCAGTTAATTGACTACTCTGAGCTTACAGAGGACGATGATAACACAGAAGGAGCGCAAACTCTGGCTTGTGTAGGTACTAGCTGTGAGGTTGTATAAAATATGATGCCGTACCTTAAATATACTTAACCCTTTGATTTTAAAGGGTTATTTGGGTAGTTAAAACACCCTGTGCTTATAGGGTAGTAGGAGAACAAACAATCAAGGATGATCTGTTAATAACTCTCATCTGATATTTGTTATTTTTTTAATTAATATAAAGGAATAACACTATGAAATGGACTAAACCAGCAGCAACAGAAATGAGATTTGGTTTTGAAGTAACAATGTATGTAATGAACAAGTAATATTTAAAGCCGTACGATTGACAAAACCTATTAAGTTAGGGTGGTAACACTATAAATAGCTTGTGTTACTTGGTGCGTTAGTCTGCACGAAAGTGTAA